GGTAATGCTTCCATTGGAAGGGACATCGACACTCTTGATGCTGCTCCACGAAATAGCCGCACTGTCCAACTGAACCTCAAAGACAACCTGTTTCTGAACTCCACCATCTACGACGTTGCCGGTGAACTGCGTCCCCGTGTAGACAGTGGTGGGGGTGCTGCCCGGGTTGTAGATTGTCAACGAGCCGATGATTGCGGGCATGGACGTTGCCGGGGTGTATCCGAGCATGCGCGCGATATCGATGACGGACTGACGCTGCGTTGCGGTTGAGAGGTAGGCCTCGTTAACAACGCGGTCGGTGTAGTAGGAGGTTACGTCCCCCAAATACGCGAACGCTTCCACAAGGGCCAGCCCGACGTCCGAGGGATCACCGGAGTTCCAGTCAGGAATCCGCTCTTTGATAACGGAGATAAGTTCCTCGCGCAGAGACGCATAGTCGCGAGAGGTGTAGTCGATTGCTGGCATGCTTAGGCTCCGAGTCCGTAGGTGCTAGGGCTAGCCGACATAGTGGTCGTGTCCACAACCCCATTAGGAAGTTGGTACCAAACGTCCACTACGAGAGCGCCGTCGTCACCCTCATTGACGTCAATCTTGTGCAAGATGACGTCCGGCAAGTGATTCGAGAATGCACTACCAACGATACCGGCGATGTGGCGCTTAGCATCGGTGTAATTGTCAAACAAGGAAGCCTGTGCAGCGGTCCCGAATGAGGGGCGCATGACTCTCACACCCTTGGGTGTACACAGGACTGAAAGAACTCGTTGACGCCACAAGTCTTCATAGGTCTTAGTAGTGCCAAATGCTGAACGGTTGTTCAGGTACATCGGAATTGCTAGATCGCCGTTCATGTCACACCTCCACCAGAGTCGTGTTTTGCCAGACCGCCCCTGTAAAGGCGCGTCCGATGAATCCCTCGTAGTCTCGGGGGATTGTGTTCAACGTGCTGTCGTCAGTGAGAGACCGGAGAGTTTGGTACTGCCCGACGTCTCTAGCAACGATGTTGTCTCTGACGGCTTCGGACAGGCCTGACGCTGGCTGCGGCTCAGCACCCCGTAGAAGGTCTGACCCAACTTGAAAGTCCATGAGGTAGCGCGACGTGTCGGTGATCCGATGAACCACCGATAGGACGGTCCAGTAGCCTTCGTAGGGGTTGGGAAGTCCCTTGAGATAGACCATTTTATCGGGCGAAGTCACCGGGCTTCCAACGGAGGAGACGCGAGCACGATAGGTAAAGCGGCTCGCCTCCACAGTCGCGTCAAGACTGGCCTGTGCATCCTGAATTGAGTTGGTAACCGTGTCCACTGGCTTGGTGAAGATCCCGGATACGTCGTTGAGTCCTAGGCCACGCTCAAGGCTGACAGTCTGCCCGGTGGCGGGGTCAACGGCCCGCACACTCTTCCGAGTGTTGGACACGCCAATCTCCGGTAGGTAGTCGCCGATGATCGGGTCGAAGTCGAACATCGTTGACAACGTGGACGTGCTGTTAGAAACCCCGGATGTCATGGTGAGGATCTGAGCCATGGGCTTGTTCTGCGCCTCGAATGTCGCTCGTGAGAGAAACTCGATTCGAGTCTGGTTTGCCCGGAGCACATACCCGGTTTCCTTGGCAAGGCGGCATAGCAACGCCCAGTCGCTGATGGTCGGTTGTAAAACCGTCTCGTAGATTCGCGGATGAGGTTCGGTCACTGCGCGGAGTCCGTGTTCCATAGCAATCTTACGAACTACGAGATCCGCCGTGACGTTGGTAAAGGAACGTTGCTTAACGGAGATGAGTGGGAATGACGCTCCCACGCACACCACGTCACTGGTGTAGTTGTCCGACCCGAAGTGCGCCCGGACGTGGTGGACGTACCCAACGAACTGGTTACTTCCCCACCGGTTGCTCCACCGAATCTTCACGGGCGCTCCGGTGGTGAAACTCTTGTGCATGTTGTCTAACTTGCCGCCGTAGGAGACCACCGCAACGTCGTGGCTCCCCTGCGACTGCCGAATCTCGACCATAGGCATGAGCACGCCGGTAGACCCGCTGAGGGGAAACTCGACGGAGTACTGAGTTAGAGACTTGCGATCCGCGTTAGCCATTCCTAGGCACCTTCAGGATCGTTCCCGGCTCAATGTTGAATGCGTCCAGAATGGTCGGGTTGGCGTCCATGATCCACCACCAGAGTCCCGGGTCTCCCAGAAGATCGGCAGCGACCATGTCCATTCGGTCGCCCTCAGTCCACTGGTACTCGATCCATCGAAACTCTCCCATTTGTAGTGGAGGTCTCCGCACTACCGTCCTTCGGACTTGGCCGTATAGATCTGCAACGGGCGTGACAACAGAGTTTGCGTATCGACTGTTTAGAAAGATCACGGCGTCGTCCCTGTTCCAGTGCCTGTGCCTGTGCCTGTTCCAGTACCTGTTCCGGTGTTTGATCCGGCGGGTGTACCGGGAACAAGAATTCCCGACTTAAGGTCTCCGTTCCCTGTTCCGGCATCGCTGAAGAACTTGTTCGAGTCCTCCACACCGCTTCCCCATGTAAGGGGGCGCTGGATGGAAAGGTTGACCTGCGAGTACTTCGGCACCATGTTTTCAGTGAAGAGCAAGTGCTGAATCTCAACGCTGGTGATTCGACCAACGAACGTGATGTTGGGGCCCAACCAAACACGTACTGGGATGGCGTTCAAGAAACCGTAGTCAGCAGTGCGAGTGCTCTTATCGCGACCGTCCATTGCCAGAGGATCTTCCGAAGCACCTCCGAGGTACTTGCGGTGGTATGAGGGCTGACCATCTCCGTTGACTGATTTGTATAGGTACTCGATGTCTGCCAGCGTTCCGTAGGCCTGAAGAGCGTCTACTTTCTGCGCGATGGTTGCGTTCTCGGCGGAAGGTACGAACTTTGGAGGCTGTTTTCCTCGACCTCCAAAGACCGAACCACTCACGTACGTAGGGTCTGAATCCGGAACGCCCTTCTCACCGGCTAGCGTCTTGTCTGATTGCCAATTGGTGACTTCGATCAACTGGTCTCGTGTCATAGTCAGTTCGATGATCCGGTTTACGAACACCGTTAGACCGACACCAGCCCACCCGCCCATCAGCGGCAAATTCAGCGGCCTTGACCCCATGACGTTCTGTGGGTCGATGGACTCGGTCATCTGAGTGTTCATGGTCCACGACGACGGGTTGTAGTGGAACCTGAACCCGTACATGTGCGAGAAGGTCGGGTACGCCGGGTTGCCCTCGAACGTGTGAAGCATGCCATTGCGCCAAGTCGCACCGATGGTCTGCTGGATAGTACGGAGTTCACGACCGTCGTACTGTGTGACTGTTCGAGTTCGTGGGCTTCCAAAAGCAATCTTGTTAAGACGAAGATTGGTCTCGATACCTGCCTTGGTATCGATGAAAGTTTTGGTGACGCTGGTGGTGCTTCCTGCCCCCGGAGGATTCTGGAGGTTGCCCCCACCACCGGTAGCCGTGGCATCTTCCACGTAGTACTCGTCGTCCTCGTACTTCTCCATAACGTTTACGATGCTCTCTTGCGTCAGATCGCCCTTGCTAAGAATGGTGTAGACCGCCTTGTTGGTTCGGTAGTGCTGGTACACGGTGCCAACTAGACCACCGGGTGGCATCCTCGCTGGGTCACCGTTCTTGGCGGCAGGAACCGGAGTGCTACCTGCTCGACCTCCGCTGTTACCTATGGGAGGCGCAGAGCCCGTGATCGAGTCCAGTTTGGACGCCATGTCGATAACTTGATCAAGGGTGAACGTCTTCTTTACCGTGTAAGCGCCAGACCACTGCACCTGAGTGGCGTCCAGCCCGATGTACTTCTTGGATGTCGTATCGGAAGATTTGTAGTCGGGGTTCTTGATGACCAACTGCAAGTAGCAGTTGCCATCAAGAGCGCTTGATTTGGGGAAGGTGTAGGTGACCTCGTACTGAACCTCGGAGAGGTTCTTGATCGTGACCTTGACATCTTTCTTAGTCAACGTGGGGGCAGTGATCGGGGGTAGAGAATTGTTAGCCATAAGCCACCGTCAACTCCTTAGATTCAAGTTCCGTCTTGAGCACCTGCGCGAACCTCACTGCCTGCTTGCTGCTTGCTTCGCCGATTGCGACGTGGACTGTCATGTCCGTTTGGTGGTGGCCCCATTCATGGCGAACTTCCTCAGCCACCTCCGCCGGTAGCACCATCTCATTCTCGTGGATCTTGGCGATCTGGTCGTCCTCAATCCGCCACGCACCCTTGGAATACTGGTTGTACTTCGAGAACCACTCAGCGTCGTTGTTAACTGTGGTGTTGTAATTCTTGGTTCCGGACTGCCAACTGTCGCCCCAACCAGAGAAGTCGTGCGTAAATCCTGTCGGGGTAATTCCGCTGATACCCCAGTCAGTCCACTTGGTGAAGTTGTTAGACAACTTCTTCATAAACTGCCAGTTCTTCTCTGGGTCTTTCATCGTGTACATGTCCGCAGACGCGCCAAACATTGCACGAATACCATCAAGGTGAACATTGTTTACTTGGTAAAGCCCAACGTCATAATGGGGTGCTCCGGAATCTTTCGGGTCAAGCACACGACCACTGGGGTTGTAAACTTCGCTCGGATCTCCCCCGGTCTCTCTCATGCCGATTGTCCAGAGGATTTTGGCAACGTCCTCAGAGACGTTGTGGGCCTTGATGAAGTCTTTGAGCCATTTGGGACCCTTGCCCGATGGACCGGAGTACGTTCCACTCCCATCT